GCGGCGGCGGTTACAGTAGAACACTTCTTTCAAGCTATCGCAACATTAAGAAGAAACAATGTTCCTTTAAATGATGTTGTAGCAGTATTTCATCCAGATATTGCTTATGACCTTAAAAAAGGCATAACAAATACATTTGCAACTTCTGGAAACGTATCTGATTTAGCAAACGAAGCATTAAGAAATGGTTTCATCGGAAGTTTAGGTGGAATTAGAATCTTTGAAACTTCTAATATTGCAAACACAGGAAACGCTGGTGACTTCAAATCAGCTATGTTCCATCGTGATGCTTTAGGTATGGCAATGATGCAAGACCTAAAAGTAGAAACTCAAAGAGATGCTAGTTTAAGAGCAGATGAAATTGTAGCAACAGCAGTATATGGTGTCGGTGAATTACACGACTCTTATGGTGTTGAAATACAAGGTGACTCTAGTATAGTAAGCTAATAATCATATTCTTATGGGCGAGCAATCGCCCATAGGGCATAAGGAGAAATGATGATTAAAAAAATTAAAAAGATTTGGAATAAATTTGTAGATTGGTTATTCAAAGGATTTTATAAGTAATGGCTAATTTTACAGGTGCAAATGTTATAGACGCAACAGAAGTAGCAAAGTATCAATCAGACATTTTTGATTTTGGTATTGGCTCAGGAACGTCAGAGGTTGCTTTTTATATATTACAAACAACAAACGATATTTTAAGAGAACTAAGAAGTAGATGGTTTCCTACTTATAAAACAAACGTATATACAGATATTACAGTTTTAAACACGCCAGAGATGGATAATACAAAAGTCAATTTAGACCAATTCAAACGTGCTGGTGTATATTTATTTCTTGGTAGATTTATGCTTCCAGCATTATCAAAGTTTAGACCAGAAACAGACAAAGATAAATTTGAAAGAATGGCAGAATATTATATGTCAGAATATAACAAAGAATTTAGAATGATTCTTGAAGATGGTGTTGAATACGACTCAGCACAAGATGGTTCAATCAATGTAAACGAAAGAGAACCTTTACATGGATTTAGAAAACTTGTTAGGTAATGGCAGTTACAGTTTCAGTTAAATCAAATGTTAAATCTATACAAAAGAACTTAAATAAGTTTGTAAACAAGTTTCCAAGAATAACTAGAAAAGCATTGCTTCAAGCAAGTTTTCAATTACAAGCGATTATCAAAGAACTTACAAGACGAGAACAAGATTTTAGAAGAAGAAGATTTGCACCTTATAGTGAGGGTTATTTAAAAACTTTGCAAAGAGAGGGTAAACCCACAAAGATTGATTTATTCAATACTGGAAGAATGTTAGGTTCTATTACAGGTAAAGTTGAATCTAAAAGCAAAGCTAGTGTATTTTTTAATAATAATGAAATGACTAGACGAGCATTATTTAATCAAGTATTAAATGAACCTAATAGGCAGTTTTTCGGATTTGATAACAAAACTGAAAAGATTATTGCAAAACAATTTGAGAGATTTTTAGACAAAGAAATAAGAAGATTAGGATTATGAGTACAAGAGAAAATATAGCTTCAAACATCGCATCAACTATTAGCGGTATATCAAGTCCATCAATTAAAAAGGTAACTAGGCAACCTTTTGATTTAGACGAATTATCAGATAAACAATATCCAGTTGTAATCGTACAAACATCTGAAGAAACAAGAGAAGATGTTGAGATTGGTAGTGGTGCAAAAACAAGACAAGGAACTATTGATTTTGTTTTATCAGGTTTTGTAAAAGGTGCAGAAGCTAATATTGACACTTTACGAAATCAACTCATCACCGCTATTGAAACAGAATTAGAATCTGATATTACTAGAAGTGGCAATGCACTTGATACAGAAGTTATATCTGTTGAAACTGATGAGGGGACTTTATTCCCTATTGGTGGGATACGGATGACTATTAGGTGTATTTACACATTTGATTCAGGAACACCATAACAGGAGAAATAAATGGCAGACGCAAAAATTATAGATAAGATAGAAAAAAAAATAGATAAAATTGAACAATTACATGATAAAGAGTCTTTACTTTGTGAAGAAGTAAAAGATTTATTAGAAGAACTCAAAGGCGAAGAAATCGAAGAAGATGAAGATTTTGACGAAGATGAGATTGAAGAAGAAGATGAATCAGATGAAGATTAGTTTGATTTATTATGTTAAAAGTAGTAAAAGCAAAAAATAGGAGAATATAATGGCAGTACATCATGGAAAAGAGGGTGAAGTAGTTGTAGGTGGCTCAGCAGTAGGAGAGTTAAACAGCTTCACTTTAGAGACAACAGGAGATGTTGTTGAAAGCACAAAAATGGCAGACTCAGCAAAAACATTTATTGCTGGTAGAACATCATTTTCAGGAACTTTAGAAATGCACTTCGACGAAGCTGATAGTGTGCAAACACAATTAGTTGCTGGTGCTAGTGTTACTTTCAAATTATTACCAGAGGGTTCATCTGCTGGTGATAGAAAATTTGAGGGTGCTGGTATCATAACTGGTATGAGTGTTAATCAACCACTAGACGGAATCGTTGCTAGAAGTGTTACATTTCAAGGAACTGGTGCTTTAACAATCGGAACTGAATAATAATATATGTCAATACTTGATAGAGTTAAATCTCATTTTGAGACTCTGCAAACGATAACTATTGAAGTTCCAGAATGGAAAGACGAACAAGGTAATCCATCATTATTTTATTCTGAACCTTTAACACTTGAAGAAAAAAACATAATATTCAAAAAGTCCAATAACTTTCAAGATTTAACAGTTTTAGTTGATTTGATTGTGATGAAACTTCAAGTAAAAGATGAAAAAGGTAATCTAAAAAAAGCGTTTAAACTTGAAGATAAATTTGAATTAAAAAGAAACGCAGATTCAAACGTAATCGCTAGAATATCAAATTTAATTCTTGCAGACTCTAGTTACGAATTAGCAGAAAAAAAGTAAATAGCGACTCTGATATAAGAACAGTATTAGTGGTCGCTGATAGACTAAAACTTCCTTTACAAAAGGTATTAGAAATGCCTGTTTCACATTTTAATCTTTGGGTTGCTTACTTGAAAAAAGAACAAAATGATTATAATAATCAAAAGACAACCGCTAAAATAAGAAAATAGAATATGGCAAATCAAAGACTTAAAATAGATGTAGTAGCACAAGATAAAAGCAAACAAGCATTAGGAAGAGTACAAGCAAATTTATCAAAAGTTAGACAATCTGTTTTTAATTTAAGAAACGCTTTTATAGGTATTGGTGCTGGTGTTGTTTTAAAAGGTTTTTTTGATGCTGGTATTCAAATAGAAAATTTGGGAGTTCAATTAAAAGCATTATTTGGTTCGGCAGAAAGAGGTAAAAAAGCATTAAAACAAGTAACAGATTTTGCATCTGGCACACCATTTGAACTAAGAAATATTCAACAAGGTATTACTGCATTAGCCACAGTTTCAGAAAAAGCAGAATCGTTAGGTATCAGTTTTGATGAATTATTAAAAATAACAGGTAATACAGCAACAGTTTTAGGTGGAGATTTTGCTTTAGCATCTTTACAAATTCAAAGGTCATTTTCTGCTGGTATAGGTAGTGCTGAACTATTTAGAGAAAGAGGTGTTCGTGCTATGGCTGGTTTCAAAGAGGGTGTTCAAGTAAGCACAGATGAATCAATTAAAGGTTTAGCAAAAGCATTTGGAACAGGTGGTAAGTTTGGTAATTTA